GATTCTATAGAAGCAAAACTGCGTTTTCAAGAGAGCATGTTGTATATAATCCATACGTTAAATTTCCACAAGTTCAAAAGTATTTAAATACTGGAAAACTAATAAAGTATAGAAATGACATTCTTGTTAACATGGAATATCATAAGCAAACGAAGATGCATTCAAAGAACATATCGGTTGACTATGATACTATGATGTATGATATTGTTGATAAGAAACGATGGAATCCCTATACCAATTGTCCAATTAAGAATGTATCAGAATATTGTTATATATTACGAAGAGTTGTAAATTCTGACGATTCTAGAATAGAAGCTATAAAAGATATCTTGACAATTAAAGATAGAGCTATAATTTTTTATAACTTTGATTTCGAAAGAGATTTGTTGATACAATCATTGTCTTCGTGGGGATACCCATACTCAGAATGGAATGGTCATAATCATAACGAAATTCCAGACAAAGATAGATGGGCATATTTAGTTCAATATACAGCAGGAGCAGAGGGTTGGAATTGTATAACGACTGATACGGTTATATTTTACTCTCTGCATTATTCTTATAGAGTAATGAAACAAGCATCTGGAAGAATTGATAGACGTAATACAAAATATAAGGATTTATATTACTATCGTTTGGTTAGTGGATCAAAGATTGACCGAGATATTTCTGTAATAATAAAAACAAAGAAGACATTTAACGAATCACAATGGGCTGGTGTAAAGTTTAAAAACGAGGAAAATATCTAAAAGTGGTAAAATTGGCAACTTATCTACCTGCGGTTTTCGCGATATAAACACACCTTATAATAGAGGAGATAGAATATGTAATTTTCGCATATTTCTATCTTCTTCTATTTTTTTTGTCGCTTTTTAATAGATTTGAAAAGAGGATGGCTCGATGAGAGAAGCAACATATCAAAAACATGTCATTGATAAAGTTCGAGTCATGCTCCCCGGTGCTTATGTGTACCCAAATGACGGTGGATACATTCAAGGATTTCCTGACATTACAATTCTATATAAGAAGAGATGGGCTACTCTAGAATGTAAACGGGATAAAGATTCTGAACATCAGCCAAACCAAGATTATTATGTTTCTGATATGAAAAAGCAGTCATTCTCTGCTTTCATATTTCCAGAGAATGAAAAGGAGGTTTTGGATGAACTTCAACGAGCACTCAAACCTACAAGGAGAGCACGCGTTTCTAAGTCCTAGTAATTATCACTGGCTTAATTATTCTCCCGAACATCTTCAAGATGTATATTTGAATTTGCAGGCTAAAGAAAAGGGAACCATCCTTCATGCTTTTGCATGCGATTGTATAAAACTTAACCAAAGACTTCCTAGAACAAAAGCCACACTTAATATGTATGTAAACGATTCTATCGGGTTTAAGATGAGACCAGAACAGGTTCTATATTATTCCGATAATTGTTATGGAACTGCCGATGCCATATCTTTTAGGCAGAATCTTCTACGTATTCATGATCTTAAAACAGGAGTTACTCCAGCATCTATGGTACAACTAGAGGTATATATGGCGTTGTTCTGTCTTGAATACGATCATAAACCAGAAGACATTCAGTCAGAACTTCATATTTATCAGGCTGGAGAAGTTCTTGTATATTCTCCAACAGCAGATGAGATTCGTCGTATAATGGATACTATTATTTCTTTTGATAAGATTTTGAACGAGGTAAAAGTTGAGGAGGAATAATGAACGACAACGAGGATGTTCTAATTCATTATGGTACTCCTAGACATTCTGGTAGATATCCTTGGGGCTCTGGAAAGAACCCACAGAGAAATAGAAACTTTTTATCTGTATCGTCTGAACTTCATAGCAAAGGCGTAAGCGAAAACGATATTGCAAAAGCTATGGGGATGACGATCACACAATATAGAGCACAAAAGTCAATTGCTAGATCTCAAAAACATGCCCAAGATGTTGCCTTTGCTCAAAAACTTAAAGAAAAAGGAATGAGTACAAGTGCGATCGCAAGGCGAATGGGCATTAACGAATCTACTCTTAGAGGAATGCTAAATCCATCAGTTCAAGCTCGTTCTAACAGGATTCAGTCAACTTCTGATATTTTAAAGAAAGAAATTTCAGAAAAGAACTATATTGATGTTGGTAAAGGAACAGAAGTTCGAATGGGCATATCCTCTCAAATGCTTAAGAACGCAGTAAGTAATCTCAAAGATGAGGGATATTCTTATATAAATCTCCCAACAACACAGCGAGGAACTGGATATAAGACCAATATTGTTGTTTTGGCCAAACCAGGTACAACTTGGAAAGAAGTAAAGCAAAATCAAGATAAAATAGGAATTGTTAATTATAAATTTGACTCTGATACTAATAATTTTACAAAACTAGGGATAAAAGAGCCAAAAAGTATATCTTCCGACAGAGTTGCTGTAAGATATGGGGACGAAGGCGGAACGGCAAAAGATGGTTTGATTGAGCTTAGAAGAGGTGTGGATGGTCTTGACCTTGGAAACGCTAGATATGCTCAAGTTAGAATTGCCGTTGACGGAACACATTATCTAAAAGGAATGGCTGTATATTCTGATGATGTTCCAAAAGGATACGATATTCTATTTAATACAAACAAGCATAGCGGAACTCCAAAAACAGACCCAGATAAAGACGCCCCTCAAGTATTTAAGGCAATGAAATCAGATAAAGACAATCCGTTTGGCGCTTCTCTAAAGATGGACTCTAATGATGCTGGCGATATTGTTCCAGTACAAAGGGGTTATATTAATGTTGTTAGAGAAGAAGGCGATTGGGATAAATGGTCTAGAAATCTCGCTTCTCAGATGCTTTCAAAACAGCCAGTTAGTCTAGCAAAGAAGCAACTCAAGCTTGCTTCAGACGAACGAAAAGCTGAATTTAAAGAGATAGAATCACTTACAAACCCAACGGTGAAGGCAAAACTTCTTATATCGTTTGCAGATGAATGTGATTATGATGCGGTTCATTTAAAAGCGGCAGCAATGCCTAGGCAGTCAAGTAAGGTTCTTATTCCGGTTACGTCTCTTAAATCTACAGAAATTTATGCTCCTACATATAAAGACGGAGAGCATGTAATTCTTATTCGATATCCTCATGGTGGTAAGTTTGAGATTCCAGCTCTTACTGTAAATAACAATAATAAAGAATCTAAAAGTCTTATTGGTAATGCTAAAGATGCAATTTGTATAAACCATGATGTTGCTTCTGTTCTATCTGGCGCGGACTTTGATGGCGATACGGTTCTAGTTATTCCAAATAACAATAAACTATTCAAAACTGAGTCGCCAATTAAAGAACTTGAAGACTATGATCCGCAAGCAGCATATCCTGCATATGAAGGAATGCCAAAAGTTTCAAAGAATACTGGATTTCACCGGCAGCGAGAAATGGGTGAAATTACAAATCTTATTACTGACATGACCTTAAAAGGCGGATATTCTGAATCCGATATTACAAGAGCTGTTAAACATTCTATGGTTGTCATTGATGCAGAAAAGCATAATCTTAACTGGCGTCAATCAGCCATAGATAATGATATTGCAGAACTTAAGACAAAATATCAAGGCGGACCAAGATCTGGAGCATCAACTCTTATTTCTAAGTCTAAATCTGAGCTCAGTGTCCCAAAGAGAAGTCTTCGATATTCTATAAATCCAGAAACTGGAGAAAAAATATATTATCCTACCGGGGAAACATATATTAATAAAAAGACTGGAAAGACTGTAGAAAGAGTTACAAGATCTTCAAAAATGGCAGAAGCAAAAGATGCATATTCTCTTTCCTCTGGTACAGTTATGGAGTCTGTATATGCTGATCATGCAAATTTGCTTAAGGCAATGGCAAATTCAGCAAGAAAAGAATCTATATCTTTAAAAGATATTTCTAAATCCCCCTCTGCTGCAAAAGTATATTCTTCCGAAGTATCCTCCCTTAATTCTAAGCTCCTCCTAGCTAAAAAAAATGCCCCCCTAGAGAGAAAAGCACAACTAATGGCCGGGTCTATTGTATCTCAAAAGCGACAAGCAGATCCAAATATGGATAAAGCAGAAGTTAAAAAAATAGGTGCACAAGCACTGGCCTCTGCGAGGGCGAAGTTAGGGTCTAAGAAAGCAGTTATAAATATAACTGATAAGGAATGGGAAGCCATACAGGCCGGCGCTATTAGTCCTACTAAGTTGGCAGACATACTTAATAACGCAGACATAGAACAGGTTAAGCAACTGGCTATGCCAAGGGAAGAGAATACTATTAGTGCTTCTACTAAGGCTAAGATAGTTACCTATCTATCTAATGGTTATACACAGGCACAGATAGCAGATCTATTAGGCGTATCTACATCTACTATTAATAGAGTAAAGAACGAATAGAGGTGATGTGCTAATGCGTACAGCAATGCTAACAACAGATGACAATCCTTTTGATCCATTCACACAATGGTATCAATGGTATGAGTATGACGAATCACATGGTTACCATTCGAGTGAGTACTTGGCTAGAGTAGTAAGGACATCACCTGAACTATCTACTGAACTATCTAATCAAGCAATAGAAGATGCAATTGATGATATTGTTAGATTTAATCTTACGGATGGTTCATATAGTTATAGAAAAATAATTAATGATTCTTAGTTTTATTTTATATTATAAAAAGATCTACCCCTATGGGGGGTGTTCGCAAAAAGTACCCCCCGTATCAAAT